GGCGATAAAAAGAAGTTTAACGAAAATTATGATAAAATTGATAGGTCAAAGCCAGTTAAGAGAAGTTTTAAGATGCGTGTAAATGGGAAGGAGGTTTAGTTTTGTCACAGGGTAATCCGTCAGACTTAGAAATTGATACCTATGCTCAAGAGTGGATTAATAACGGTGAAAAGCAGGCGGAAGCTTGGCGAGCGACTTACCCAAAATCAACCTGTTCTGATGCAGTTTGCCACTCAAAAGCATCAACTATGCATAAAATGGGAAAGGTTCAGGAAAGAATTGCACATTATCAGGTAAGGACTGAGCAAATTTGTGCTGATAAGCACGCTGTAACGGTCGACAGCTTGATTGAAGAGCTTGAAGAGGCTAGAGAGCTAGCAAAAGAAACTGGCACGCCTAGCGCGCTTGTGGCGGCTACCATGGGGAAAGCAAAACTATCAGGTCTTGATATCGATAAGGTTGAAATATCCGGTGCTGATATGTCACCTTGGAATGCGGTTAAAGGTAAATAATGGAGTTAGTATGGAATCCACAGCCAGCCTTTGAGGATTTCTTCTATACAAAATCAGAAGATATTATTAGGCATCGGACTATCTTTCGTAACGAGCTTAAATACATTGTGCCTTATGGTGGTCGCGGAAGCGGTAAGACTTTTACTTTTGCTGATGCTGTTATTGTTGAAGGATCGTTAAGGCCAATTAGAATACTTGTAACAAGGGAGTTGCAAAACTCTATTGAGGAGTCAATAAAGGCTGAGCTAGAAGAGGCTATTGCAGAAAGAGGGTTGCAGGGCTTTTACAATATAACTAAAACAAAGATTACTGGATTAAATGGCACTGAGATAATATTTCGCGGCCTTAAGAATAATATTAATAATATTAAATCTATTTCCAATGTTGATATCGTCCTGGCCGAAGAGTCAGAAAATATCAGTAAGAATTCATGGTCGAAGCTTTTGCCGTCCATAAGGCCCAAGTCAGGCAGGCCGATAATCATTGTTATATTCAATCCTGCTGATGAGCTAGATGACACTTATCAGCGTTTTGTGGAAAATCCGCCTAGTCAATGCTTATCAAAGCTTATTAACTGGCAAGACAATATATATTTTCCTGAATTCCTTAATCAGCTTAGGTTAGATCAAAAGCGCACGTTGCCGCCTGATGAGTATGAGCATATATGGGAGGGCAAGCCTACCGGTCAAAGTGGCGATGTTATTATTCGTAAAGAGTGGATAAGGGCTGCTAGGTTTGCGTCAAGGCATGATGAATGGGTGAAAGTTGGCAGCAAGGTTGTTGCTTATGATCCTGCTGGCCAAGGTCGAGACTTTAACGCCATTGCTTACAAGGATGGCAATACAGTGCCTTTTGTTGATGAATGGCTGATATCTAAGGACTTGCGAGAAGCCACAAGAAAGGCTTTCATTCCTGCCATTGAAAACACTGTAGACGACTTTGTTTATGATGAATGTGGCGGCTTTGGCGATGGCATATCTGTTTTCGTTGATGATATTACTGATGGCAAAGATCAAAGTATGATTGATATGGGCTATGGTGCTCAAAAGCAGATAGCTATAAAGCCTTTTAATGCTGGCGGTTGTGTTGTTGATGCTGATAAGGCCATTATAGAGGGTGAGCTTCCAGACGAGAAAAATACATGGGGCGAGGTTTACTCAAATGCTAAGGCGCAGGCCCAAGGCATAACAGCTCAAAAGCTGTACACGACTTATAGGTTTATCGTATTAGGCGAGCGTGACATGAAGCCTGAAGAGATGATGAGCCTAGACATTGAAGATGATACGCTGTTCAACAAGCTTACTTTAGAGCTGTCGACGCCTTTATGGGTTCGATCTGGCACCAACAGCAAAAAGAAAGTCGAAGATAAAAAAGCCATGGAAAAGCGCACAGAATTGCCATCGCCAAACATTGCCGACGCCGTACACATGCTAAACGCTAAACATGAACAAGGTTTTACACCATTGGCATGGTAGTGCTAAACTAACAAAAATTAATCTATTTCGGCGAGTCAATGAGAAATCCCGATAAATTCCAAAGAAATATAGCTAATCATTATGATAGGGCTAGAAGTGCTGAGCTTCAGGCTAACTCACAGCGCGCTCTTTGGGAGCAGTCAATAAATCAATTGAATGGCGTTTCTCATAATGGCAAGCGTGATATTTATGACGTTTACGGCTACCCACAAAGTCTAAATAGCGAAACTGGCTACAATCTCATGTATAGGCTTTCTAAGCGCATGGGTATGGCTAATCGCTTAACATGGGGTATGGCCAAAAGCTGCTGGCGTGATGGCTTTGGCATTTATCCTGATAATGATGAGAAATCTGAAGAGATTGAAAGTGATTTTATCACTTCGCTAAATAAGCGCGGCATGAATAAGATGCTTGAAAGGGCTGATATTCTTAATCGTATCGGTCAATTTTCTGTTTTATTTATTGGCATTCCTGACGGGCTTGAATCTGATCAGCCTGTCGGCAAAGTTTCAGGCGATAAGTTGGACCAAGTTTACTTTAAGCCCTTTGCCTATGATGGCATTACTATCAGTAAGTTTAACAAAGACACAAAAAGCCCTCGCTATGGACTGCCTGAAATGTATCAGGTTCAAAATGTATCAAATGGCGATAGAGCAAAAGATACTGTATTAACATCGCTGCAAGTTCACTGGACTAGAATAATCCACCTTAATGAAATGGGGCTTGTGTCTGACATTGAAGGAAGCGGATATCTTGAGCCTATTTACAACAGCTTGCTAGATATTCAAAAAGCTACGGGCGGTAGTGCTGAGGCATATTTCAGAAACGCTCGCCGTATTATATCAATGGAGATTGCGCCTGAGTTTGCATCTACGCTAGCTAGCAATAAAGAGGCTAGAGATTCTTTTGATGATGCGGCCAAAGCTTTCACTAATGAGCAGCAAGACGTTATTCGCGCATCCGGAGCTAAAGTCAATCAGTTGCAATCCACTCATGCAAGCCCACTAGATACCGTTAAATCAGCTTTATGGAATGTGGCATCTTATACAGCATATCCAATTAGAATATTGACGGGTGAAGGTGCTGGGCAGCTAGCAGGCAGCGAAGATCAGTTAACTTATAACGGCTTAGTTTCTGATAGGCAAAATACTGTTTGCTCAGGCTGGGTTGTCGATATGCTTAAAATATTCGAGATGTCAGGAATGATTAAACTTCCTGCTGATTATGTTATTAGATTTCCTCTTCAGGCAGCGGTTAGTGAAACTCAAGAAGTTGAGAATAATAATAAGCGAGCTGATACGCTTAATAAGACAGTTGATGCTGTTGTTAGGTCGGGCGGCTCAATTTCCTACAATGACGCACTTAAAGAGTCTGGATTCTCAGAGATAAGCGCCGATAAATTCCAAGATTTGAACGAGGACGAATAGAATGGCCGATAATTTACCGAGAGTTGAGATTACAGATGCGTGGCTTGATTTGAATGTTGAAACTGGCTTAGCTGTCGGGACTAACTTAAAAATTGAGAATGTATCGCCTGGCGCTGTCGATATTGCTGTTTTTACCGGCACGCCTATCGGTGATGTTGGCGAATCCTTAGAGATGTTTCAATTTGTTGCTGTTGGTGATGGCGAGACTGGATCTGTATGGGCTAAGACTTCTGCCAAGGGTGGTGAATCTAAATTATCTGTTCAGGATAACTCGTAATGAGTACCGCTAAGCCTTTAGTATTTCAATACAATCAAGGCATTTTCCCCATTGATTACGGTGATTTTGGTGCTTTTGTACCCATTCCTGCGAATGCCTTACAGTTTTACTACTTCAAAAACACTAATCTAACACAGGCTGTTTTAGAACAGGTGGACAAGGTTAATGTGGCAACTGATTTTAATGCCACCGACAGAAATATCATTCAAACCGATAGCGGCTCAATCGTAACCTACCCTGCTGGAACTGTGGCGCTAGATCAAGGCTCTCGGGCTGTTGTTGAGCCTGTTGGGGTTAACATTCTAACTAACTCAAGCGATGCAGATGGTTATTATAAGACAAATGCTGGGGTTGCAGATTTACCAATTATCACAAAGGATTACGGTGAAGTAGGTACTACTAGAATACAATTTAAGCTAAACGGTGGAGTAACAACAGGAGATTATTCTAGGTTTTACATTACAGCTTTACCTGCAATTATAGGCCTTGATTACGCTATGTCTTTCAGGGCTAAGCTGAATTCAGGTTCGGCGGCAGTCTTAAACTGTATGATCACTTCAAACACGAAAGTTGAGAACAACGTTACTGTTACTGATGAGTGGAAGAATTTCGAGAAGGTATTCACAGCCATATCTGAAGGAAGTAATAACGGGCTTCAATTACGCGGCGGGTTCAACACAAGTGATGAAATTGACTTGTTAATTCGTATGAACGACACAGATAAAAATGAAGGGTTGCAAGTAGAGCAGTCTTCGTATGCAACCAGCTTCGTATATACAGACGGAGCACCAGCCCAACGCGACCCATCCCAGCTTAAAGTCTCCAGCTTCATAGAGAGTGAGAGATGGGTAGATGATGGTAGTGGGGGTGAGGATTGTATTGCTGGAGATTATAATTCAGGCTCTTTTAATGGGGGCGTTGATACTTCTAACAAATTTATTACTATGCTATCGGCAACAGTAACAGGAAAGTACAGAGCTGCAATTACGGGTAACTGGGAGGGTGCAATAGGAATTGGTAGTAACGGAGTCTCGGTTAAGTTTAGTGTATTAAATACAAACACGCTTGTGTATTTGGTATTAAATAACCCCACTGAGCTAAATGAAGGTGATGCAGTACGACAGGGCTTTGGTAATGACGGCACATCAAGCAACCCATTCACAATAGACTTCCGCCCTTCCGCCTACTTCAACAGCTCATCCACTCTAGCAGCCGACACATTAGTGGTTGATGCTTTACGCACAAGCGCAGGCGATGATGTAAGTGGTATGCCTGCTGCTTCGATGATTCCGTCTAATGGCTGGGAGATTACTGTTGATTTTATATATGGTTATAAAATCGGCACTGTCCCGAGAGTTTTAAGTCTAACGGCAGACAGCAGTAACAGACTTGTCATATTTAAGCGAGCATCAAACGGGAATGAGTTTAGGGGCTTTTTGACGGTTTCAGGTACTGAATATATTGTCGTAGCTATCCTAGCTAGTGATATAGCCCAAGGCGATATATTATCGGTAACTCTAACTATGACAGCAACTAATCAGCTTATGCTTAGCGTGACAAATCACACTAAAGGCGAGTCGGATGCTGGCGCTCCTCTAGCAGCAGCAGCCGTAACAGATTGGCCTGCTTACTCACTGATAGGCACAGACGATACAGGCGCTAACATGGTGGCTGGTACTTATGCTTCGACTGGTTTTATTGAGTTGTTGCCATGATTAATTTAAGGGCTTTATATGTCTGATTGCTTACCAAGATTTAACGTTTACGGCAATGAGTGGCTTAATGTAAATACTCTTTTCGGCATCCCTCAAGGATTTCCATTAGAGATTCAGGTTGTTGGCGGTACTTATGTTGATGCTGCAATTTCTGCTGATGAGCCTGTAAGTGATGATATTGGCGAGAAGCTTAATCTATTTACGTTTTACGGCGTTGTCACTGGCGAGAATGATTTGTGGCTTAAGTCATGCGCTAAAAATGGCGTATCTAAAGTCACAATTCACGTCGATGGTGAATTTATTATTAGTGGCGATTATTCGCCAGATTACTCAGAAGATTACTCACAGGATTAAATGCAATGACTGCAAAGAATAGCACGGATTTAAAAGCTGATATTGATAACGATATTGTATCAGGTGTTGTTGATGGCATTTTGGCATCTACTGACAATGCCAGAAGAACGGACTTTATAGATTCGTTTATAAAAAACCAAGATACAGGAAGGCAGCCTTTAGCGAGTGCAATTGATGTTGCTGCCTTGGGTATTGGTGGGAATTATGAATTCATTGGTCGCGATGAGGATTGGCCAGATATGGCTAATGTACCATCACTGGGGCGTGAATCAACAACACTGGAAGCTAATAAGACTTACATAGTTACTTATCCTGCCGACTTTGGCACAAGAAACTTTTTTGTCCCAGCTCCAGGAAACACGGTTATACGATCTCAGCGATTTTATGTTAATACATATAGTGGCGACGATGATTTTATCGTCACTGATGGCTCTTTCTCGCTAGAGTTTATAGGGCTTGTTTACGCTGGAGGTGGCGCGACCACGCGAATAGTTAATTTTAGAGGTTCTAGTCCAACTTCATCGTTTATATTGCAGAATGGATTTGCTTTTAATTTCCCAAAAACAGCCCTTGTAGCTGACGCCTTTACCACATCACTAAGGCTTTATACAGCTATAGGGTGTGGCGCTTTAGAGTTTACTGGTACTGGGAACGTAAACTTTAACTCAAGCGATGGATTATTTAGGGATTACGATGGGATAGCCATAGATTTTACTGGCGCTAATGGCTTAGAGGATTTTAACTTCTCTAGCGATTCATTCTCAAGCACTAATCCGGCAGCAATATCATTAGCGTTCGACTCAAATACTCTATCACCTACAGGTCAGGGCGTAATATCAGGCGCTATATTTACTGGTGATGGTGGCGATATTGCAGGTCTTGACGCCATAGAAGAAAGAGTTGAAATAACAGGATCATCCCCGTCAACAGTTAATACATCTGTACAGGGTTGCATGTATGTTAATTTATCGACTGCAAGCAGGGTTATATCCAATGCAGGGCAAAACGTATGGAATCCAATAGCTTTACCCGATCTATTTATTGACTGCGGTTTAGGCAATAGATTTGATCTTGATACATCTGGAATAATGAAGTATTTAGGCTTAGGTCAAGAGACAGGCGTTGTAGAGGTTGCGTTATCTGTTCAGCGTGATGGCGGAAGTCAGCCGAGAATATGTGATTTCAGGGTTACAGAGTCAACTGATGACGGTGCATCATGGGATGAAATAAACCAGAATGCCATATTTGGACTTGATATAGATAATAGAGTTAAGCCAATATCTTTCTCTATGCCGATAAGCTACAACGTTGGATCATGGTTTCGAGTGGAGTGGAGAAATAATCAGGATGGCACTTCGGATTTAGGTGTTGCTTCTGGATCAGCAATATTCCTTGCTCGCTAAGATTCCCAAAGTAGCGGCAACCCATTAGCCGCTCTTAAGGCTGAAACTCTGAGAAAATGCTCAGCACAGTAATCAGAGTTGGTAGCTAGTTTTTTAGCGTGACTGTAGATAGTGACCGCTTTTAGCTCAGGCCTAAAAGACAGAATATTATTTATTGATCGTTTTTCTCTAAAGTTCGGCATGGTGTTATTATACACAAATGGCAAGTATTCATAATCCCACAGGAACAGGCTTAATAGAGCGCCAATGGAGAGGCGCTATTAATTGGCGTTGGGCGGAATTCTCAAAGCGCGCAGTTGATCAGCTAAGAAATGCCAACGGCCTTGTGACTAACGACGAAACTTTCGTAATGTCACCTGCGCAGATTCGCACCTATATGGTTTTTCTGAATTTGCAGATTGATGAGTTATTGCTTGGAAGTGATCAAGCTCCAAACTGGCAGTCGCAATATCAGTCTGAATCTTATGAGCGCGCTTTAGTTGATGCTAGGCAGGCTATAAAGTCGCAAGGGGCGCAATTAGCCCCTACAAGGGTTGAGCAAATGGCAGCGCAAGGATTGACGGCGGCGCAATTCACGGCAATATCATCGCTAGGCACTGCTTCTGAATTTCCCATTCATCAAGACGCTTTGGAATTCCTTTTTACTCGCAGCTATGAAAGCCTGAATAAGTGGACTGATGCGCTAGCTACCGAAACTAGACAGATTCTAATGGAAGGCGTTCAGCAAGGGCAGGGCATTAACGAGGTTGTGCGCAACTTTAGAAAGCGGATTGATGTTAGCAAGAGTCGGGCTAGGGTGATTGCTCAAACCGAAACGATACAAGCCTACCAGCATTCAACAGCCAACGAGACAGAAAGAGCGGAAGAAGAAACGGGGCAAGAGCTTTTTATTCGCTGGCTTACCGTTCTTGATTCAAGGGTTAGGCACTTGCATGCTAAATGGCACGGTAAATTGATGACCGTAAAAGAATACAGGAAAAATATAGTAATAAGTCCGTGG